TGCAAGCTCGCGTTGAAGAACGGTACAATGTTTCCGATGTCTCGCGCCGCGCCGCTTGCGCCCTTTCTGCCAAAGTCAACCGTCACTTCCTGCCCGGCGCGGAATGCTTCCGCTCTTCCGCTGGCCGTCGTCAGGTCGTGCTTTCCATATTTTTCTTCGACAAATCGGCTCGTCTGCTCTACGACCTCATTCAGCCGTGCCAGCGTGGCAAATTCCCACAGCTTCTTTCCTGCCCACTTCCCCTTTCCTTTCAAGGTCTGCGTGCTGTAATTGTCGCTCCATTTCCCGTTGTCAAACACCATGCCGCGCAATTCCTGCGCGCTTTTGGCGTTCCCCGTTTCTATGCGCGTCCAACCGCCGCCGCCTTGTGCCAAGTGGCCTTGATAGTCTGCACTTTCTCCCTTCCAGACCTCACCAAATGTCTTGATCCATTTGGTAAGCGCGTCTGCATAGCTCGTCGCCCATGTGCCGTAATTGACGCTGCTTTGAAAATCTCGAAGGAAGTTCCTCATGGCAAATACAGGGTTGCTGCCCGTCGTCAGCGCACTCATGGCGTGAGTGAGTTTTCCAATAATACCAAGAACCTTGCTTCCGCTGTCCGTCGCGTTGGCCATCATCTTGTAGAAAAGCGGGTCTGTGATCGAGTAATAGGTTTTCCGTCCGTCCGGATGCTGCACAGTGATGACGTTGTTTTCGTTCGCGTCCCCGGAAAACTTTTCCCTCTCCGAATCAATCTCAAACAGAACATCAGCGATATCCACGGAATCCGCATCGACTTTTTCCAGTTTTTCCTTGAATATTTCTTGAAGGTTCTTCGTCTGGTTGTCGTTGTACTCCGACTCTGTCTGCTCGATGATTCTTCCGAGCACGCCGAACCCGTCAAACTCGTGATAGAGCCTGTCAAACATCAGGTTCGTCTGGTTGTTCATGTTCATTCGAACAATCCGCTGTACCATTTCCGAAAAGCTGTCAAACGGATGAATGATCTGTTCCGTGCTTCCCTTTGCCGTTTGAATGGTGAATGTGCTTCCGCCGCCGTTTTTGTTTCTTCCGACTTGTGGATTGTCCTTGACGCGATACGTCGGTACATAATCCGGATACATGGCTTCAAATGCGTCAAGCTGCCATTGCTTCATGTACCCAGTGTCTACCATCCACGCCTGCATGAAGTCGTGACGGAAACGATTAAACGCTTTAGACGCTTCCTTAAATTCGGGATGTTCTTTCAGCGTCTTGGTGATATACGCCCTGATTTCTTCAACAGGCAGCGTTTGCGCATCAAACACGGCTTTTCCCTGTTTCACTCTGGAAAGGCTGTGTTTCGCAAGCTGACAATTCCAGAAAAGGTCAGCATCTTTCCCTTTCAGTCCGCTGTCTGCAAAAACTTTTTTAAGCGAATCGCCGATAATCGTTCCTGATACATCCGTCAAATTCTGCGTAAGCTGGCCGTATGCCCTTCTGTCTGCCGTGTTGCGGAGCAATGCGCTTTCTCTCAGGTTGTTTTCGAAACTGACGACCTTTTCACCCGTGTTCTTCCGAACAATGTCGTTGGCCTTTTCCGCAGGGGCAGTGCTGTCCACCAGCGCATACAAGAACGCCTCGTCCCATTTTTCGTTGTTCGGGATGTCGCTGCGATTGACGATCATCGCGCCGATCTTTTCATTAACGCCGCGCGACAAATACCCGCGAATATCCGTCTTGGCCTTTTGAACAGCTTCGGCCATTCCGTGATCTTCAAGCGCCTGCTCAAATGTCGCCACAAAGCCTTCGCCCGCAAAATCCTTCGCCGCGTCGTCGCTTATCATGTAGCGCCACGTAAACTCTGCCATCGCTTCTCCGGCAAGTTCCTGCGGCAAATAAGATTTCTCAAACGCCGGATTCTCTGCAATCAGGTTGTCGATCATGGCCTGCGTTCCGGTCAACCCCGTTCGTTCGCTGATTGCATGCCCGATTTCGTGCATGTTGACATCTGCGCGCCCTGCGCTCATGGGGTCTACCGCCATATAGCGCATCGCCTCGCGGTAATATCCGTTTGCGCCGCCCGCTTCGCTCATGTTTCGGGCGCCGATTGTCGAGCCGATGCCGATGTCTTTTGCCAGTTGCTTTGTCGCCTTGACAACGTTTGCGCCTTTATCCGCCTTACCCGTCGTCTCCTGAACCTCAATTCCTCGGTAAGTCTGCTTTCCATTCTTCGGGGCTGAGGTGTTTTCCGCACCGACATTTCCGTCCATTACGCCCTTTGCGGCGCGCCTGACCTGTGCTCTGTCTTTCGGTTTCTCCACCGGTCGTCTCATGCTGCGGTATGCGTCTCTGCGTTCCATCATGGCGCGAATCAGGTCTTCTTCCGGATGAAGGCTTGCTTCGTTCATGTATCCGCCGCTTTGATTTGCGATTTCAACATAAAACTGTCCGTCAAGCGGAGTAGCACCCTTCATCTGTCTTGTCAGATTGATTGAGTATGCACGATTGACCTGTTGCAGCGTTCTGAACCCGGTCATGCTCAAAATATCAGCTTCTTGGGATGGATTGACATAGATTTTTCTGGAACGTAAATCATCAGAAACGGGCGTTAATGCCTCATACAGCATCCGAGCATTCTCTTTTTTCGCCGTTTCTGCCATATATCGGTTCATATCCGCCTGCGCATTTTCCTGATCTCGTTTTTTGGCGGAATCAAGTTCTACCTCCATATTCCCCAATCCGGTCATAGCTTCTTCGATTTCAGAAGCAAATACATTAACAGCGTCGCCACTAAGATTCTCAAGAGCCTGATTCATGTTGGCTTCAACCTGTTCGATCTGCTTTTGACTGACAGGATTTCCGGCCTTTAATGCCTGCGCGATTTCTGATGCTTCACGCCCGGCTTTAACAATTACGTCAACCTGTTTGATTTCAGGCGCATATTGTTCCTCAAATGTTGTGTCCACAACCACTTTGCCCGGTCGCTCTTTTTCTGAGACCGGACGTTCTTCCGGCTCGATTGACGTTCGCTCCGATACTTTTTCTCCTACAAGCTGAATTTCCGCATCTGGATTGATATAGTTCTGACTTGTATGCGAAACCGCGTTCGTTTTCACCGTTTTAGAAGAATCTTCTCCATACAGGCTTTCTTCGAGCGCCCAGTCGCTTTTACTCTGCGTATAGATTCGCTCTTTAGCCTCTGCAAGGTTTAACTGTCTGGAAAGCGCTTGTGTAGTTTCTTCGTCAAGGCCAAGGCTCTCGTGTTCAGAAAGCGCTTTTTGAATCCGTTCCTTCGTTTCAATCGCTTCTTCCAACCCCGGTCTGGCAATCTTAATGCGTTCCATCCGAAGATCATGTAACTGATCGTCTATCGCATTTCTCACATCTTCGTCATATCCCTGCGTTTCGGCTTCGGTATAACTGGACTGCATTTGCGCGATTTCAGCGTCAATGTCAGCAATTTTTGCCATTGTCTGCATCTCTTCCATCCAGTTTTCGACTGTCTGTGCGTTCTGTTCCCGGCTAATCTGTGCGCCGCGCGTTCTCGCCTCGTCCAATCCCTTGTTATAGGCTTCCTGCGCCGCTTGCTTATGCTTTGCCGCCGCTTCCGCATATTCATTCGCCGTCTTTTGGTTTTCGCCCATGCGAACGCGCGCCGCCTGCATCTCCTTCACCTTGTCAAGATCACCAGCGATAACAGCATCCGAAAATTCTTCAAACTGCGTTCTGGCTTCATTCGCCGCTTTCTGCGCCGCATCCGACTTAGCCTGCGCTTCCTGCTGCATGCGCGCCTGTCTATTGCCTTCCTCAAACTGCTGCGCGCCCGTTCCAGACATGGCCGCAGCGACGGTGTTCTGCGCGTCCTGCGCCTGTCTGGCTGCATCGTTGACAGCCTGCGCCACCTCCGGCTTTTCAAGTTCCTGCGCAAGGCTTTCCGTCACCTTGGCGATGTTCTCCGGCGTAACGTCTGCTTCGCCGTTCAGCATTTTTTCGCTCATCGTGATACACGGCGGCGTATAACCCGGCATTTTCCGGCGAATGGCTAAACCGAGATAACCGGACAGGCTGAAAATGACGCTGCCCGCAGCGCCGCCGACAAAACTGTTCGCGCCGTCGGAAAGCATCTGCGCCGGATCAAGGCTGGACAGACCGCTGAGAACATCGGAAAACTGCGGTTTTTGTCCGCTTTCGATCTTCTGTGCGACAGGGTACATCGCCGAATTGTAAATGTCCGTCAGAACATTTTCCGCAACTTCTTCCTTACCCTCGCCGATGGCGGTTCTGGCCATGTCCTTCGCGTAGAGCTTCGCCTTCCCCCAGAAGGTCGCGGCCTTCCCTGCGTCCATGTTGGCCAGTTCAATTTCAAGCAGGCTTCGACCGCCGTACAATGCGCCCTCTTTGGCGGCCTCTCCTTTGTTGACGACCGTGCTGATCACAGCGGGACCGACTGCAAGCGCAGCGGACACCTGCTTGCTCAAACCATTTTTTAGCGATTCCTCGTAGCTTTCATTCCACGTCGTCGTTCCGTAAGCAATAGCGGAAGACGCAAGGCCTCCAGCGCCCAGCGCACCGGCAGCGCCCGCCGTCGCCATGCCTGCCGCACTGTAACCGGCGCTCCACGAGTAATTGAAAACGTTTTGTTCAAACGAATTGCCCAGCGATGCAAAATCCTGCGCGCTCTGCTGGATGTTGTCCAGTGCTCCGAGGAAAGAGCGATAGCCGTTTCCGAGCCACCCAGCATCAATTTTGTACCCGATGTCGTAAATGTCTTTGGCGCGCGAGATATCAAGGATGAGCGCGGCGCTCTGTTCTTCGCTCAAAAGCCCGCTGTTGGCATATTGAGAAAGCTGTTCCCGATAGATCGCTCGTCCGTTTATCCCATATTCGCCGTTGTATTGGCTCATAATATCGTTTCGGTTGGCCTCGTAGGTTGCAGCGTCTACCAAGTTGTACGCAGCGCTTGCGAAGCTGTCCACGTAGGCAACAGCGCCGCCGCCAACACCAGCGCCCACCGCCGGAAGGAAGCCGATGGTCGATGAATCATCCTCTTTAAGTCCTTCCTGCGCGACCGGGTTATTTAGAAATTCATTTCCCTGACGAACCATGCGGTTATATGCCATGTCGCAAAGCTGGTCAAGGTCTGACACGCCGCATTTTTCAAGGTATTCCTGCGTCGTCATGCCAAGCCCATTGGCCGCATCCGCATATTCGCCCAAAAGCTCGTTGGCTTTGTATACGACCTCGCGCCTGAAAAGGCTTCTGTTGTCGCCTTCCACGCCCTCAATCGAGGCCGCGCTTTCTCTTTCCCAATATCCGCCCTCTTCCTGAAAGTAGGCCGTGTTCAATTTGGTTTGGAGCTGTCGAAACGTCGTGTCCGCCCGCTTGTTACTGCTTCCGTATAGCTTTGCTTCTGAAACGCGCTGCAAGTCCTCTTCGGTCGGCGTTCCGGCTACGACACGCTGCACACTCTCTGTATAGGCTTCTTCTGCCGCCTGCTTCTGCGCATTGACTTCGTTCTGCTGTCGACGGATCGCCGTTCTCTGCGCGTCCTTGATGCTCTGCACGACGGAATTTGCTTCGTCATGTGTGCTGATATAGACGTTGTATGGGTTCTTTCCTGCCGGTATGCTGACAGCTCCGCTTTCAATCCATGCGTCCGCGTCCTGCATCACCTGAATCAGCGCCAAATATCCCATTCCTGCGGTTTCGTCGTCGAGCATCCCGTTTCTGAGCACATCGACAACGCCTTCAAGCGTGCTGCCGATGGTTGACGGAATGGTTTCAGGTATATTCAGCGCTTTCGCTTCTTTTTGAAGCGACGAAGAAACCGTGTCCAAAGAGGAAACTGCGCCCCTTCGGTTGAGCAGCATGCGCCCCGCGTTGCTTTCCAGATAAGGCGTAAGCATTTCATTTTCTTCCGCCGTCAGCGGTTCGCCTTTGAGATACAGCGTCATCGCCTCGCCGGGGGTGGATACGCTTTCCCTCTGCGCCGCAGGCGCGACAACTTCCGCTTGTTCCTTCTCATACTGCTTGCCAAACCATTGTTTTTCTTCTGTCTGCTTCGGCTCGTCCTGCTTTTCTTCTTCCGAAAAAACAATTCCCGGCGCGGTCGATGCTGTCAGAGACACGCGCTTAACGTCACTTCTGTCCCCAATCTGTACCGGCTTCTGCGTTTCCGTCGTCTCGGATTCATGCGCCTTCTTCTTTTCTTCCTTCTTCGCCTTGTCGCCAAACAGAAAAGCAGAAAGCGAGTTCGTTTTTTTCCCTTCCGCCTTTGCCGTTTGTTCAATATCGCTCCAAGCTGCAATATCATCATCCGTCGGCGCTCTAAGCCCTGTCGAATCCGTCCACGCCTTGTCCAGCGCCGCCCGCATGCTTCGCTGCTGTCGCGGCGAATAGGCATCTCCGTATACGCTGCCGCCGCTGATCTCGTTGGCCAGCTCCAAATACTTTTTAAGGTTTTCTTCGTCATGGCCGCTTCCGGTATAAAAGGCAGACTGATATGTTTTTACGTTAGAACTGTATGCATTGTCATCCCAGTCCGCGCCGGTCAAAAACGTGTTGGCCAAGTCTTCATCAAACGTCATGCCGTAGAAACGGTTTCCCGGCGTTTGCGTCAGCTCATACAGCGCCTTCGTCTTTTCCTTTCGGCTCTTACTGTCCGGGTCTGTTCGGATGCTCTGAATGACCATCGGCAGGCTCGCGCCATTCAGATCAACGTCGTTTCCGTCCGCGTCCATCATCAATCCGGAAGACAATACCTGCATGGCCGCCGCAGAAGTCGCCTTGTTCTTCCCCGTTTCGCTGACAGGCGACGCAAAAAGACGAGTGCCGAGCAAATCCTCCGCGCCGGAAAACACCGTTTCGCTGCTCTGCTTGCTGTACTTTGCCCAGTCTTCGAGAAATTCTTTCCGCGTTTTTTCATCATCGAGCGTGGAGGCAAAATAGGCGGCTTGATCGTTGTCTTTTATGGAAGAAAAGTCAACAGAAATCTTATTGAACCCCGTATATTGTTTCTTGTTCCCGGCGGTCATGCCGTCCCGCGCCGCCATTTCCGCATCATAGTCCGAAACAATCTGCGCGTCCGTCTTTTCTGCCGTCTGCTTGAACGGGTCGGTCGGATGTTCCGATACAACGCTGAACTTTGTCGCCTGCTTCGCCGCAGATGCGTTCTTCGCGTATTCTCGTCCTTCTGCAATCGCGTCTCTGCCCGCCTGCGCGGATTGCTGTTCCTTTTGCTCTTCTTCCTTTTTTCTTCCAAGTCCAAGCCTTGCCATATTGTTCCTCCCACTTATCGCGTCTGATTATAGGTCTTCTTGCTCCCCGACCGGCTCCCCGAACTTCCTGAACCCGTCGTGCTCGTCGTGTGGCTCGTCGTGTCGGTCGTGCCCGTCGTGTCGGTCGTTCCGGTCGTCTGCTGGGTGCCGGTCGTCTGCTGTCCCATCGCGGCGGAAATGGCCGTCAGGTAGTTGCTGTTGTACTCCCGGCGCTGCGTGTCCTTCAGCTCCTGCACCTTCGCCGCCAACTGGCTGGCAAAGTCCGTGTTCAGCCGTCCCTGCGTCTGGCTGTTCTGTTTCGCCGCCTGCGTGATCTGGTCTTGAATCTGCCCAGTCTTGCGCGCGTTCTCGTCCGTCAGCTCCCGTACAGCCTTCGCCAGCGCGTCGCCCTGGTTGGCGAGCGTTTGCAGCGTGTAGCTGCTCCTGCCCATGCCGCGGTTCAGCGCCGCCGTCTCCACGTTCGCCTTGCTCTGGCGGTAGGCGCTGTTTTGCTCGTCGATGGCGCGCGTCAGGTTGGCCGCGAGGTTCGCGATCTCCTGCTCCTTGCTCAGCTTCGTTGTTTCAAAATTCTGCCGGCTGGCCTCAATCCCCGCGTTGAGCTGCGGCCGCAGCAGGTTTTCCGCAAACGCCGCAATCTCCTTGTCCGTCATATTCCCGGCCAGCCCGCCGAGAATCTGGTTCAGCAATTCGCTGTCCAGCAGCTTCTTTGTCGTGCTCTGGCTCTGGCTTTGGCTCTGGCTCTGACTGTGCTCTCTGCTGTTTGTCGTCGAGGATTGAAACGTCTCCGTCGTCGTTCTTTTCGCCATGTTCTCACTTCCCTTCCAGCGCGTCTAACCGCTTTTTGATCTTCTCGATCTCCGCGTCCTTGAGCCTGTCCGCGTTCCAGCTCGCCATACAGAAATCGCGCAGGAACATCGTCAGGTTTCGAACGTATGCCGCAAGCGTCCCGCCCGTCTCCTGCGGAACTCTCGGTTGCTTAAATGCCATGCTCACACCTCGTCAAGCGAATACTCCGCCTGCACCCCGCCGTAAATCCGCCAGCCCGCCGCCTTCGCGTGGCTTCTGATTCTCAGCTTCATCCGAACGCCGCTCACCTGAATCTTCACCCGGTAGTCCTTCCTCTGCCTTTGCAGCAGAACCACCCGCGTCTTTTCCCTGCGCTCGGTCTTGATCGTCATTTCAACCGGCACGTCGTTCTCGTCCGCGTCGGCGGTAAACCGCAGCACGAAGTCGCGCTTCATGTAGGCCTTACCCAGATCGAGCCACGGCGTTTCCCACAGGCATTCCATCGGCGCGCCCAGATAGCCGCCGCTCTCCGGGTCGCCGTAGCGCAGCACCTCAAACGGCTCGTCCGCCTGCGTGAAGTACACCGTCCCGCCGACGGAAAAGAAGTCCTTGACGCGCATGCCCTTTCGAACCATGAACGTCCCGCGCTCCGTGTCGTATTCGAGCACCGTGTTGTTTTCGCTCAGAACGTCGCTCTCGCTTTCCTTGATGCACATCGCCAGATAGTAGATGTGGTTGCACACGCAGGCTCTCGCCGCGCTGTCCATCCCCTCCATGCGCATCCGCATCGTTTCATACAGCGCGTCCCGGCTGAGCAGCCGCAGCGTGTTTCCGTCGTACAGGCCGATTCCGTTCTGCGACAGGTACAGCATGCTCGTCCTGTCCGTGCAGATGCTCCGCTCTTCGACGGGGCCATCCGTGCCGTAGGCCTCCGTGATCGTGAAGCTGCTCGGGTCGGTGCCGCGAATTTCGAAGATCGTCTGCTCCTTCACCGCCAGCAGATACCCGCCGAAGGGTTCCAGCGCGATAAACTTGTCGCCGTCCCATGTCGGCTGGTTAATCACGCCGCCGCCCAGCTCCGGCGTTTCCGGCACCCCCGTCCAGTTGAACGGGTCGTATGGCCGCGAATAAAAGATGCTGTCCGGATATCCTTCCGCGCCCGTTCCCCAGATGCGCTCCGCGTGCCGTCCCAGCGTCGCGAACTTCACCTCGGCGTATGCGTCGCCAATCGTCAGCGCCTTCTTTTCCACCCGAAGGTCGCTTCCGTATACCGCGATCATGCCGTCCTTCGCGTTGGAGAGGATCAGGATATCCACCGTCGCCCCGCCCTCCGTCGTCTCGTAGGTGACGGAAGACCACACGTCGCTCTTGTACCCCTCCGAGCGCTTCACCCAGCCTTCCGTGCCCATCGTGTAGGTGTAAATCGCGCCGCCCGCCGCCGCAACGTATACGTCCGCGTCGTCCGGTCTCGTTCGCCGATAGAACCGCGCCAGCGTCTCAATCTGCGCGCCCAGCGCCGGAAACGCGCGGCTCGTGCCGTAGCTCGAAGCCAAAAGCCCGCGCTCCGTGCGGATGTTCTGCGCAAGGTAGGCGTAGTCGGTGTTGATGTTCGTGTCTCCCGCCGCCTGATATACGCCCTTCGGCGTGGGGATTGTGAACCGCCCCTGATAGTCGCTGTCTGAAATGCTCATCTGCGATACCTCGCGTCCGTGACCTCGTATAGATGCTCAAACCGCGTCACGCTGCCCATGCCCTGCGGCCTGATCCGCTGCATCGTCTGATAGAAGCTGTTCTGGTAGAACTGCGCCCGGCTCTGCTTGGCCAGATTCCCGCTGGACAGGTGGCGGTAACAGATGTAGTCCGCAAGCGCCGCGTGCGCATATTCCGGGATTTGCGGCTCGTCGTCCCCGTCCTCCATCGGGTAAAACGCCACCTCGCATACGGCGCGCAGCGTCTTTCCCGTCAGATCGTCCCGCCAGATGTGCAGCCCGCGCCCATCCGGGTCAAGGTCGTAGCCCACGTCGTAGCCGTATTCGTCCCGCAGCTCCACCACGCGCGTGGCCAGCATGCCCGGAACAGGCGCGTTCCCTTCCTCGTCCACATCCGTATAAAAAATCCGGCGCGGTTTCAGGTACTCGCGAACCGCGATATCATAGCCCATGTTCGCGTATACCTTGAAACTCTCTTCGTATTCGCTCACGTCCTCCGCGTCCTCGTCCAGTTGACGAAGCGCGTGCGCGATGATTTGGCTTAGCGTCATGGGCTATCCCTCCTTAAATCTTGCCGCAGTCGCGCAACAGGTTGTACAGCGGTTCGGGCATGTCAATCGTCGTGCCCTTCATAAAATGGAAATTCACGCCGTTCAGGCCGACAAACTGCACGTCGTCGCCTTCGCCCGGAATCTTCGGAATGTTCACCTTGACCGTCTTGTAGGTTTCAACGCCCGCCTGCGCCATCATCTTCTTGATGTTCGTCTTCGTTGCCTCGAGCTTGTCCTGGAGCGCGGAGCTTGCCATCTTCATCGTCGTAATGGTATTGAGATTTTCCATGTTTGTTCTCCTTTCTATCTAAAAGAAAAAGGCGGGAGTGTCCTCACACCCCCGCCGGTCATTAGGCGGTAAATCCGCACTCGATGCGAACCGCGAATTCCGGCTGCAGCAGCTTCGCCGCGAAACCGTCCAGCTTCCAGCCGATCGAAGAAATCTGGTCGAGCGGGTCAGCCGTGCCCGCGCTGCCCGCAGTCTTGACAACGACGCGCGGCTTGTTGCCCTTGAGGCTCGTCAGGCCGTAGGCATAGCGGCCAAGCACAATGACGCTCGCCACGTCCGCGCCGCTCGCGCCCGCGCCCTCAAAGATTTTTGCCTCGGTGCTCTCCACAAAGCGGATGCCGAACAGGCGGCCAACCTCGCCCGTGTAGATGTTCTCCTTGTCCTGATACTCGCTCACCTTGACCCACGCATCGTCTTCCTGCAGGTCGTACACGGTGTCGGGGCCAACGATGGCGACATAGTAGCCGTTGAACTTCTCCGCAAGGTTCTTCTTGAGCGTTCTGACCGCCTTGCGCAGCTCCTTGCTGGTCAGCTTGTCCGCCGCCGTCAGCTGAGCGCGCGCCGTCTTGCCGCCCGCGTAGATGACGTTGGTGCAGGTCGCCAGCTCTTCGCGCACCATCGCGTCCACGCTGCGCGCACCCGCGTCGCCGAAGCGCTGAACGCGGCGGGTGATGTTCTCGTCGAGGTGTACCATGTCCAGCCAGTCGCTGCACAGCGCAAAGTCGCCGAACTGCTGAATGGTGGTCGTGACCGCGACCTCGGCAAGCATCTTGCCTTCGCCCGGGTTGCCTTCCTCAAGCGCCGTCGTCTTCGCCGCGACCGGAATCATCTTGCGCATGTTCATCGTGATACCGCTGTTCATTGGCATGCGGTAGTTCTCGCCGAACTGAAGATGAACCAGATGCGGTTCAAACGTCCGCAGCAGCTCGCGGTTGTAGTAGGTCTGCATGCCCGGCGTAAGGCCGGTGCTGGTCGTCATGTTGGTGTTGGTGTTGGTATATGCGTTCGCCATAAAGCGTCCTCCTTAAAATCTGACGCGCTTGCCCTCCATCATCATCTCCTGCGCCCTGTCAGAAAAACGGGCAAACTCCGCGTCTGTCATGTTCTCAATCTTGTTCTCTTCTGGCACATTGCCCGCGCCCGCCGTCTTTGCCGTCGGTACGCTGCGCCGCTTGCCCGGCGTGGTCTCCTTCGGCGCGGCCTCGCGCTGCAAGTATGCTTTGGCGGCCTTGCGGACGCTCATGCCGCTGTTCACATCCTGCTTGACCTGCTCATCGCCGGAAAAAGCCCGAAGCTCTTCCATCGTCCAGCCGTCGTCAATCAGGCTGTTCAGCTCGCTTGTGATCTCCGCCTCGCGGTTTCCGGCCTGTCCGGCCGCCGCCTTTTCCCGCTCTTCGACAATCTTTCGCGCGGCCTTCTCGCTGATGTCCGCGTCGCCCTTGGCAATCTTGCTAGCCTGATAGCTTCTGAGCGCTTCGGCAATCTCATCCTCGGTCATGTCGCCCGATACGCCGCGTACTTTCGCAGAAAAGTCCAGTTCTTTCTGGAATCCCTTTCTCTGGTTCGCAAGCGCCGACGCAATCCGTCGCGAAAACTTGTCCTTGTCCCCGTCCGGTTTCTGCTCCTGCGTTTCCGGGGCGCTGTCCCCCGTCTGTTCAGCCGTTTCTTCTTCCGTTTCCGAAGCGCCGGTCAGGTTGTCCATGAGGTCATCCAAGCTGATCTCGTTGCTTTCCTGCGCGTCGTCCGCAGTACCCATCATCATATCGACCGCGTTTTCAAGCTCATCCATGTTCGGTATCCTTTCTTTTCGCGCCTTTCCGCGTTGTCATTCAAGCAGGGTTGTCCTGCGTCGAATCTTCACTTTGCAGCAGCCCGCTGTAATCTACGCCCTGCCGCTTCTTTTCGATTTCGGCGGGCGTTGCGTCCGCCTTCCGGTATTCGCCGATTACCGCCTGCATGCCCTGATTCTGCGCCGTCAGCGCTTCGATCTGCGCCTGCATCTGCTCGATCATGGCCTGCTGCTGGCTGTTATTTTTGACCATCTTGAGTACGCTGCTCTTCGTGCGGTAGCCCTCCATCAGGCTAATTACCGATTCCGGCGGAAGCGCCTGACCGGCCTGCCCGCAAATCTGCGCCACCTGCATCAGGAACTCGTTGTCCGCCTGAATTTGCAGCGGGTTATTTTTCTGCACCTGAACGCGCACCGTGTAGGCAGGCTTTGGCAGCTTCCCGCCCTCGCGCGTCGGGGCGATCAGTTCAACAATCCTGTCCTTCATGTTCCCGCTGGAATCCCAGCCGCCGACGATGCGCACTTTCCTGTCCGCGTCCAGATAGTCGCTCAGCACCCATAGAATCTGTTCGACCATCCGGCGGAAGGCGTTCTTGAACCGCTCGGTGTGCCAGCGCGTCGTTTTGCCGCCTGCTTCCTGCAAAGCCTGAATGGCCGCCGCAGCCGTCACGCCAAGGCCGCCCTCGCCGCGTGAGAACTGGTTCTGTCCGCAGTCCTGCTTCATACTGTCCACCAGATATTCAAGCGTTGTGTACACCTGATTGTTGATGGGGTTCGCTTGCACAACCTGCATAGCCTCGCGAACGTCGCTGCCTTCCCACTCGATGATCGTCTTGCGCATGTCGGCCACGTCGTCGGGGTTCACGCCGCTGCCCTTGCGTACAAAGATGCGCTGTACGCTGCTTGCGCGCGCGTTGTCGTCGATGTATTTGAGCATCCGGTCAATCGCCGTCTGCGTGTCGATGTAATCATGCACAAGCCCTGTGCCGAACGGCCTGCGCCATACCGACCGATACTTGTAGAGAACAAACGGATATTCCCCGTGCGCGTATACGCCCTCCGGGTAATCGCCTTCCTTCACGCCGCCGAAGCACAATTCCGTACTGTACAGCAGCGCGTGTCCGGCCATCTGCGCCATGTGTACGCGGTTCTTTCGCGCCTTTGCGTCGTACCGCTTGTACCAGAATTCAATGAGCATCGTCCGGCTGTCGCCGTCCACAACGTCCTGTGTCGCGATTTCCTGTGCGTCGTCCACATGATCGCCGTGCACATACCCGCGCGCATGCGGGTAGTGTTCCTCCACCCATGCGACCGTGGTATGTGTCACCTTGAAACAGGCGCGCCCGTCCTGAATGTTCTCCTGCGTCGGGTCGGGATAGAAGTCCTCGGGATGCCACGCAAGCACGGAAACCATGCCGTTCCCGTCGTCCGCGTCGTCGTCCCAAAACACCTGTGCAATGCCCGTGCCCGTAACCGCCGCGTCCTCGATGATCGTCTGGTATGCTTCCGGCCATGCCGACTGATAGAGCACAAAGCTGACCACATCGCTCATTTCCTCCGCGCTGTTGGCCGTGTCCTCGCGCTCCGGCAGCATGAGCGCCTCCGGCATGTTGTCGATCTGGTCTGCGATTACGTTGTCGATACAGCTATTGAGCGTGTTGGACGGCGGCGACGTGGCGCTGCGTTCGTTCTGCCGCAGGGCGCGCATTGCCCGCGCGTCGCGCATCTCATAGTGATCGTCCCGCAGATCGTCTACAAACTCGGAAAACAGGCTGTATGCGCGGGAAACGAGCGCCTTTTGCTGCTCGTCAAGCGGCTGTTCGCCCGCGTCGCGCGGCGCGCTCTGCCGAATATCGCCCGGCGGGGAATCTCTCTTTCTCTTATTCATGCGTCCTCCTTAATCCAGCGGGTTCCATGCCGGCTTCTTCTTGACCGGTTTCAGCAATCTGGGCGCAATCGGCCTAGACATCAGGAAATACCGCGTTTCGTCGTAAATGTGATCCTCGCCCGCCGTGTCGATGTCCTCAACCTTGTGCTCGTCATAGCACAGCGTCGGAATCGTGCGGATGAAATCCTTGCATGTGCTGAACACATACATCATCGGCCTGCCGTCCTCGCCAAAGCGCAGCCGCTCGTGAAGCTGCATCTTGCCCGGCATGCGCGTATTGTCGCCCTTGCGGAAGATTACGCCGTTGAAGACCTTGCGAATCTGTTCTTCCACGCTCGTCCCTCGGCTCTCGTCCCAGATGGCCGGGTCGGCAATGCCCGTGATGTGGATTCCCTCTTTGAACTCCGGTTCGAGCCAGTCCGCCATTCTGGCCGCGATTTCGCCCGGCGTAATCATCAGGCCGACGTTCGCCTCGCCCGCCTTGCAGCCGTACAGCTCCTTGTAGCGGTAAACCCGCCCGTCCGGGTCAACCGCCCACGCGCCCAGCGAAAACGGCCTTGAAAAACCGTGGTCAAAGCTGACGTACCGCGTCCAGTTCAGCGGAATGTCAAACGGGTCAATGACATGCGTATTCTTTCCGTCCGCGTAATGCGCCGGGTCGTTGGTGAACTCGGGGAACGCCTGCCCCTCGAACGCATCCCACTTTCCGTAGAGCAGCGCGTCACGCAGCTTGGAAGGCTTGTTCTGAAGCTCGACGATATACATCTCGTCGATGTGCGGGTTATCGTAAACCGTCGCCGGGATGTATTCGCAGACCGACTTCTTGGTTTTCATCTTCCCGTCCTGACCCATGATCTCCGTGTTCTTGACGACCGTGTGCGTTCCCACATCCGTTGAATCGACGAATCGCGCCTTGACCCAGCCGTGACCGGGACCGCCGGGGTTGCTCGCGCACCGTACGCAGGGATGAACGCCCAGCCGCTTCGGCGCGCGCAATCTCGTCTTGATGTAGTTGTACATGCCTTCCGAAAAGTGCGTCAGCTCGTCAAAGTACAACCACTG